TGAATAGTCAGCTGGCGCTGGACTATAATTTAAGCAATGTTTTTATTACATTGCCCTGAAAAGGAATCTACTGAGTGGAGCTAAGATTTACGCTGCGACTATTTAGCCGATATGCTTTTGATTCAGCAAGCACAAAGTCGATGCCGCCCGCGTTGAAAAAGCAGCAACGTGCCACATGGCACATGAACGAAAAAGCCCTCCCCCAATTTTTCTCACAGATGGAGCAACGTATAAATGTCGATTTGTGGTTGGGTCGCTCACTCGTTAAAAACATACCATTTCAGACGCGAAAACGGCGAGTTGCCATCTAAAGCAACTCGCCGTTTTTACTATGCATTAATGGCGGAGAGGGTGGGATTCGAACCCACGTAGGAGCTATTAACCCCTAACTCGATTTCGAGTCTAACCATACACTTTTCGCACACAAAAATATATGCTGTTATTGCAGCGCGTTATAAGAACAACCTCGGATAAACTCGGATAAACTCGATTTTCTTTCACGCCAAAAAGGCGGCAAAATCACGCCACATCACGAATTGCCATCACCATCCAAAAGCGCCGCAACCCCGCGATCTATCGACAATTCATGTAGGTACTTTTCTGTCGTACTCAAATTTTTGTGCCTCAGTGCCGCTTGAATCTGAAACGAAGTAATCACCCCACTGTCTTTTAACAGCGTTGCAAAATAATGCCGCATAGCATGAGCCGTAAAAGGGGGATGAATGCTGGCAGCCTTGCACAACTCCGGAAGCCAAAGCCGCACGGAGTTTTTTGTAAACTGTCGCCCGGCACGGCCCACGAAAACAAACTCCGGGTGCGCAGAAGGGAGCCCTTTCCTTGCTGCCAGGATTTCACGCAGAATTTGCGGCATGGCAAGGATCCCCGGTTCAAGGTTGCCCCCCTTACGCTTGCGCGTCCAGAACGTGATTGTATTCCGCTGAAAATCAACATCATTCCAGCAGAGGCTACACACTTCAGAGAGGCGCGCACCCGTGTAGCGCAAGATGTCGAGAAAATCTTTTTGTTCCTGCGTTGCCACCTTCAGCACTGCGTCAATTTCCGCAGCAGTTGGCACCCGCCGCACAAATTTCTTTTCAGGGAATTTCTCGAATGGAATGAAAGGATTCTCGTGATAAAGGCGCTTTCGGATCGCCCAGTTCATAACCGCCCGCAGTTCCACCAGGTCACGATTTGCAGCCTTTGGCCCCATCGCTTGCTTTCGTGCAACAAGATACCCGCTGATCTGCGAGGCCCGAAGGCGTTCAAGCTGAAAATCCCCACCCATAAAATACAAGAATCGCCGCAATGCGGCGATCTTGTACTGAACGGTATTGTGCTGCCGGCGCTCTTTCATATCGTCAAGATACGCTGTCGCCAGACCCAAGAAGGCCGTACCTGTCGGCTCTTTCTTTTCTGCCAGAGTGAGCGCCCTTGCTTCCCACTTTTTTGCGTCTTGCTGATTTGTGAACCCCGACTTTGAGCCTATCCGTTCGCCGTTCTGGTAGACTTCCACTTTGAACCGCTTGCCGCTCTTGGTCATATATGGAGTAATTGCCATTGTGCTGCTCTAGGTATTCAAGAACATCTTCAGGGCGAAAGCGCGCGCCCCGGGCCGTGCGTCCGCTGCCGACAAAAAAGTGAGGCCACGCCCGCCAGACTTTCGCCAACGACGACGCTTCGACCATCAAGATTTCAGCCATACCGGCCAAATCTGTGACCGCAGGCAAAGATGTTCCCTGCATGGTGATCCTCCGTTCCGCCATGCTAGGAATTTTATCCCTCAAAATCAATTTAAAAATGGGTATGAAATACCTATTCGATCAGCCCTCTTTTTTTCGCTTCCTGCACAAGCTGCCACATAAGAGAGGCAAAATCCTCACCCAGCACCTCGGCAGCATCGTAGACCTCACTCAGGCGCAACCTCCGAGTGCGCCCATCTTTTGCCCTACATAGCCGCCATGCTCGAATGGGATCACCCTCCATAACATCACGTGCAAAGTCAGAGTGGCTCATGCCCCGCGCCTCAATACGCTCTTCCAGCAGCGTTACCACTGCCCGTTCAAATTTATCGCCGTTTTTCATAATGCCAGTATATAGGAACAAAAATCCCATGCAATTTTTGATTGACATTTTAGGTATCAAATACCTAATACTGAACACATGAAAAACGCCACCAAAACCCACCTCAGTCGGCTGGTAAAAGTCTTCGGCTCCTTTAGTGCCGTGGCCCGTTACCTTGGCTTTACTCCCCGCTGGATGCGCCGCATCCGCGCGGAGGACATTCCCCCGCAAAGCGCCCTCAAAATCCGCATTGCCGCGTCCAACCTTCAACTGCGCAGCCTGTTGTGCGAGCTGCGCCGCGCTGGCGTCGTCACCCCTGCCAACCTGCAAGAGGCCTGGGCGAATATCCGCGCCCAGGAGGCCGACACCGCGCAAGGCAACCATGACACAACACCCGAACCGCTCGCCACCACAGTGACAAAAAGCGCGTAAAGGAACACATGCCATGCCTCAACTGCAAGATATTCCTGAAATAATCCCGTTTCACAAAATGGAAGCGTCAGAGGCGTTCTCCCTGGCCGCGCGGGAAAGCGGCCTCCCCTTCCCCGTGATCTGCAAGCGGATGTCCTGGAGCAAAACTTACGGGCGCCGCGTTTTCCGCAACGAGAAATTCTACCCATCATTTGCAGATCTGCCCCGCTGGTGCGCGGTTGTCGGCAACACCATTGTGCTCCAATGGGCGCTGGCCCGCGCCACCACCCACGGCCTAGAGGCCCAGTTCGACCACGTGGACTGCCAAGCCCTGCTGCTGCGCATCACAGATATGTTTGCTGATGCCGGCACAGTGGCTGCCCGCACCCGCGAAGCAGTGGGCGACAACCTGCTTGAACCGCATGAACTGCGCTCCGTTGTCAAAGGTCTGGACGCCCTCATTTCCGGTACCCTGGATATACTGGGCGACCTGCGCCACGAGCTGAAGGAGGCGCATCGTGGGGCATGACATTCCCGCGTCCGAAATAGTCAACGCGCTGCTTGATGCCCGCCTCTATGATCTGCGGCGATCAGGCAACTACCTGCGCGGAGTCTGCCCCTCATGCGGAGAGAAGTCCCTCTTTGTGGGCACCCTGCACCCCTATGTGCTACGCTGCACCCGCCTGAACAAATGCGCGTTTGAGCAGACCGTGCGCGAGGCCCTGCCCGACTTTTTCGGCAACTTCGCCAAGCGCTACCCGCCCACGGCAGAAAACCGCGAAGCAACAGCAGACGCCTACCTGGCGCTAGACCGTGGCTTCGACCTGGGCAAGATCCGTGGCTGGTACGAGCAAGGCTCCTACCCCATCCATAACACCGACCAATACATCCCCACCGTGCGCTTTTACCTGGACGAGGCCCGCACCCGCTGGTGGGAGCGCCTTATCGGGCGCAAGGGCAACAACGGCAACAAGGCCAGCTTCGGCGGCAAGCGCAAGGACGACGGCACCCTCTACCGTGGCGACGCCTGGATGCCGCCCGGCATGACCATTGAAAAGCTCGACCGCGTCTTCCTGGTGGAGGGAATCTTTCACGCCATCGCCCTCTTCCACGCCGGATTCAAGGCCGTGGCCTGCTTTTCGTGCAACACCTTTCCCGAGGACTTCATCAAGGCCCATTCCGCCAAAAGCGTTAAGTGGACTGTGGCCATGGATGCCGACAACGCAGGCAGCCGCTGGGCAAAACGCCACTACCTGCGCCTGAAACAAATGGGCGAGCTGGCCAGCGTCTGCCTTCCGCCCAAGGGGCAAGACTGGGACGACCTCTGGCGGGCAGAGCACCTGACCGCCGCGCTCATCTCCAAGGGCCTGTACGGCGGGAGGCTCATGGTGGCGGAGAGCGTGGAAGAAAAAGCCTTCCACTACTATGTGCATAACCGCAGCAACAAGTTTTTGCTCGACTTCAAAAACGCGCTCTACTGGATTGAACTTGGCGAGGACTTCCGCACCGAGGTCTACACCGCCGTAAACGCCCAAGCAGAAAAGGACGCCGAGAACCGCGCCGCAGAAGCCAAGGCTAAACGGGCGAAAGAGGCTGCCGAAAAGAAAGCCGAGCAGGAAAAAGCCGCTGCCGCACCAGCGCCAGAAGTCACCCCCGACGATGCTTCCACGTCAGAGCAATCACCAGGCCAGCCCGATCAGCCGCAGCAGCCAGAGGTGAAGGACACGCCGGACGACCCTGAAGGGCAAATACTTATGACGCCTGAAGGCCGCCAGATATTCAACCGCCACTGCGGCGTCGACCAGATATCCAACGTGCTGCCGCGCTGCCTGTACATCACCAAAGATCCCATCATGGACGATATCCGCTACCAGTTCCAGATTGCCTACGCCAACGGCACCCCGGACGAGATCATCCCGCTGGAAGGCTCGGCCATCAACAGCCCGGTGGACTTCAACAAGGCGCTGCTCAACCGCAGCCTTGGCGGCACGTTTGACGGCAACGCCGGGCATTTCAAAATTTTGCGCAAAGGCTGGCTCAACCGCCGTCTGGTCACGGTTTCTGCCCTGCCCTTTGTGGGCTACGACCCGGCCACCAAGGCCTATATCTTCAAGGATAACGCCTGGCACTGCGGCCGGCGCTTGGCAGCCAACGACCAGGGCTATTTTGAAATCAACCGCCAAGGCGTCAAAACTACGCTGGCCAGCGTGAACATCACGACAGAGGGCGACTTCAAGCCAGACTGGCTGCCAAATTTCGTCAAGGCCTTTCACTGGCAAGGCTTGGCCTTGCTGGCTTTCTTTGCCGGTTCGCTCTTTGTGCAGCAGATCCGCAGCCGCGATAAGTCTTTTCCGCTTCTGGAGTTTACGGGCGACCCCGGCGCGGGCAAATCCACCGCGCTTGAGTTCTGCTGGAAGCTCGTTGGCCGCGACGATTACGAAGGTTTCGACCTGCTCAAATCCACGGCCGCAGGTCGCCGCCGTGCCTTCAGTCAGGTCAGCAACCTGCCCGTGGTCATTATCGAATCTGACCGCGACGATGGGCAGAAAGACTCCCGCCAAAAACAGTTCGGCTTCGATGAAGTAAAGCCCTTCTTCAACGGCCGAGGCACAGGCACCCTGGGCGTTTCCCGCCGTGGCAACGAAACGGACGAGAGCGTGTTCCAGGCCTCGCTTATCATTTCGCAGAATGCCGAGGTGGAAGGCAGCGAGGCTCTCCTGCAACGTATCGTCCACTGCCATGCGGACAAAAAACACCACGCCCAAGGCACACGCGATCTTGCCCGCTGGTTTGAGCGCCAGACCGTGGCCACCGTGGGCGGCTTTCTCAACCGGGCGCTGACCCGTGAGCGCGATTTTCTGGAGGCCTACGCCCAGGCCTACGCCAAGTACGAAACAATGCTCACCGGAGCGGATCTGCACAACGAGCGTATCATCAAAAACCATGCCCAGGTGGCAGCCTGCGGCGATGCCCTGGGCGTTATCTTTGGCGACGCCATGACGCAGGAGCTTAAGACGGGCCTCGCCTGCTACCTCACCGGCCGCGCCCTGGCGCGAGAAAAGCGCCTTGCCAACGACCACCCGCTGGTCGAGCAGTTTTGGGACATCTACGAATATATCACCATTAAGATCACGGCCAGCCTGCGCAACGACAAAGGCGACCAAGAGCCGCTCAACCACGCCCGCACCACCGATGGCCGCATCGCCATCAACCTCAACCAACTCATGGAAGAGTGCCGCACCTGGGGCCAGCCCGTGCCGGATATGGCCACGCTCAAAAAGCTGCTGCCCATGTGCCGCCGGCACAAGTACATGGGCAACATGCCTATCAACAGCCGCATCACGGGCAAGACCATGCGTTGTTGGGTCTTCAGCCGCGCTGGCGGATATGCCGCCACTACAGATGATTTCTAAATAGCTACCGCATGCAGCGTATTTTGGCGTCTGGCAAGGAAGCCGAGCGTTTTATGCAGGGAGTGTACTCTTACGGTACTCGACCGAAGTACAACGCGAAGGCTGACGCAGCCAGAGGGCAAAAGCCGCGCATGCTCGAACAGGAGAAAATATGTTGATGCACACAAGCGCCCGCACCCGCAAACTCTACATCTGCACGTCCACCCGCAACCTTGCGGCATACCGCCAGTTGCAGCAGGCCCTGGAGCTTGCGCCCTATGAGGTACAGGACTGGACGCGCTTTCTGCCAGAACCCGGGCCAGACTTTGACCAGCGCAAAAACGAGGATCCCCACGGCGCTGCCTTTTTCTTTTGCAGCCGCGCCCTGGGCGGCGCTGATCTGGTTGTGTACCTCGGGCAGTCTGGTTGCGATGCCTCGGCGGAACTGGGCATTGCCTGGGCCGCAGGTGTGCAAGTTTGGGGAGTGCCCGGGCCGGATGAACGCCCAGGCGTGATGATCAAGGGCTGCGTGGCCAGATGGTTCCCCACACTGGACGCGCTGATCGACGAGCTTACCCGCTGGCGCGGGTGGTGAAAAAGCAGAACGGCCCCGATGCACGAGGCCGTTCTAAAACCCTTCAACGCTCTAAAGGAGAGGAGTTATGGAAACTTTACCCAACACCCAACAAATTGACAATGACCTGATGCAGCAAGTGGGTATCACCCCTCGCCAAATTGCACTTCTCACATCACTGCCCAGCCCCTTGAAAAAAGAGGCCTTTCGCCAATTGCTAAACCTTGCGGCAAAGCGCGAGGTGGATATCAACAGGATCAAGTCTGTTTTGGGGATTTGCCTAATGTTCTCTGCGGCTCAATCCGCTGCGCCGCTTGAGCAAGCAAAACTCACTGCCTAATTGATCGGGGCCGTGGCAACAGAACAAGCCACGGCCCCATTGCGTAAGGAGCCACCATGACACCACAATTAAACGTTTTTGCTCACGAAGATAAACCATTACGGATCGTCAAGGACGCCTCTGGCAAGCCATGGCTTGTAGCCAAAGACATTTGCGACATGCTGAATATTCAAAATCCGTCTAAGGCGCTGAAAGCTCTAGCGCAGAGCGAAAAGATTACCCTAACCAATTGGTATGGTAATCCACGCGGGGGTATCCCACATTCTCTCTGCCTCATAAACGAACCTGGGCTGCAAAAGCTTCTCTACCGCTCACGCAAGCCCACGGCAAAAGCCATCCATAAATGGGTTAATGAGGTCGTGCTCCCGGCCCTCTAGACCGAGCATCCTTAACGCTGCCCCGCGCTGGTTCACCCTCTCGGCGCGGGGCTTTTTTATCCCTAGGCAGGCATAACACCAAAACAGCACAACCAGCTGAAAAATTTACTTAAACCCTCTAAACTCGGCCCTCTTGGAAAATTGAACTCAAAATATTTTCGGGGGCATCGGAAAGGCGTAATAAGTGTAATCTCATTATATTTCAGCATATTAAAGTGTAATATTTTTGTAATATGGTTACACTTTTCCATGTAATAAAATTACTCTTTGCTGTAATTTCTTCGATTAGCTAACTAGCTGAATTTATAAATATATTACAAATAGCTCTAAAAAATATTACACCATATCACACCTAAATTACAGACGATTACACTTATTACGGTGTTGCGAAGGCCTGTGCTGCTTTATGTGGGGATATGCCGCGCGCATGATCGTTCCTTATTCTTAGAAAAAAATTTTCTTCGGCTTAGTGATTGCTCCAGCTATGGAAAAATGCAAAAAGTTTTGCTATGAAATCCCAGCCAAATTAAAAATTTATATATATTATGGAGCATTACTAATTAACTAGTATGCTCCTGCTAACGCTTCTAACCCCCAATGGAAAATTCATGTTGCGCAAGCGAAAATATGCCAATTACTATGGCGAATATTCTCTTAAAAACTGGATACGGATGATTTTAAATTGTGAAATCACACTTCCAGACTATCAGCGATATTTTGTATGGTCACCAGAAGAAGCAATTAATCTCGCAGACAGCTTAATAAATGGTGTTTTTGTACCACCAGTTGTTATTGCTTCATACAGTGGAGATGAAACAATAAATGCTGCAAACTATATTCTTGATGGTCAGCAACGATTAAGTTCAGTTTTGTTATGCTACCTTGGATATTGGCCTAAAAAATTCATTGCCCCAACGCTCGATATGGCAACTGAAGAATCCGTCGATGATGCTGGCAACGATATTGAATCGCAAGGTGATACAGAAATAGAAGAGGATGACATTCCGGCACCCACCCCAATACTACAAAATTGGGACTTCAAGGATATTCAGGAAAAGTATAAAACTTGCTCATCTATAGGCGAATTAAAGAAATGCTTGGAAAATGATGGCAAATATCAAAAAATTACGGACGCAATAACTAAAACCAAGAATTCAAATGACACAATATCATTATATAACTCACTTTTTTTTGAAGACAAAAAGCTTAAAGAAAGTTTTCTTGGATACTCTTTTATAAACGGCATTAGAACCACAAGCATTGAAGAAAAGAAGTTATTTTCAGATATTTTTCGGAGAATAAACATTTCTGGCAAGCCCCTTACTTCCGCAGAAAGTAGAGCTGCGTTCTATTGGCTTAATCCAGAAAGAAAAGAATTCCTGAGCCCCTCGTTTGTTTCTTCTATAAGGATAAACAATAAAGAAATAGACTGGGCAAGATCACTGGCCTTTACGGCAGAAGCGGCAAGAATTATTGCCCTAAAAGGCAACAACATTCCTACAAACTTACGCATAGCCGTTGGGTTCGGCAATAGATATAATACATTTGAAAACTACATAGAAAGATATGTCAAAAGTGTTGTAGATGATGTCACTGATCCACTTTTCAAAAAATTTCAAACACAACACCTTGAAAGGCTAGAAGTATTTAAGGCTGATTACACTCGTATCGCCGATGGAATAACGTTCACAAGCATTATTGAAGCTGACTATTATATTTGGGGACTACTTTATTGGACAGTATTTCGTGGAAGAAGAGTCATATCACAAAATGATGACGAATTAAGATCTCGCCTTTCTACTTTCATTAATCGTGAAAAGTCATCAGATGGACTAAGATATGCAAACCGTTTGGGCCGTATCCGTGACAGAATGCGTAACTCGATTACAATCTATAGGTATTTTGGGACTAAAAAACAATGATTGAAGACGCAAAGACATACATATTAACAGAAGTAAGCTTGTATATTGATGAAATGCTCTCCAGCTTAGACAGTTTAAAGCCATCGCCCTCATTACAGCCAGTATGTGAGCAACTCTTATCAGCAACTTTTCTCCAGATGATAGGGGCGATTGAACAAAAAGTTTACAACGTAAAATGGTATCTTGGTTTTAGTGACCATAGCCTTCGTTACGGCATCCAAAAGGATTTTTCTAAGCAGTCTACAAGCTCAAAAGAATTATCAAGTGTATATTCTCTTCTGGAAAAGAAAATTAACAACAAGAGTTCGTCCCTTATTTCAAAGGATATTTGGGGTGACGACGAAAAATTGCAGCAAGCGTATCAGACTGTATACGACATGTTTTCAACTTCGAATATAATTGAATACACAAATTGTGATTTTATCGAGTATGAAAAAAACTATCTGCTTTGTTTTTTCTCTAAATGGGAAGGCGCATGTGCCAAGCGAAGTCGAACCACGAAACGAGCATCAAAAACGAGACTTTCTAGGAATATAGCTAATTTCGAAGAGTACTATAAATTCCTTGAAAAAAAGATAAATGGAGAACTGTCAAATAGTGATTCAGTCATAGGTGGAAAAAACACATCAGATAAAAAAATATCTTTTTTGAAAGTATACTATGAAAGAATGATGAACCATCGTCACTCTATTGCTCACAACTTTAACTCTCTCCGCCACGACACACCGCTAATCCATGAGCTATCCTCATACATTCATAGATTTGACAACTACTACTATAGGTACATGATTTGCATATACTTGGACATCAAAATACAAGATGCATTTTCTAAACTGCTTACACTGCATAGCAAACTGTTGGCCTGATCAGATCTTCTCAAGACGGAGAGATGAGATCAATGTAGCTGTCCCATCTATTCCCACCATGCTGAGCCCACAAACTTACCAGTGAGGGCGAGTGATAACCTTGGGCTGTGTGGGCGCTATTTTTTGTTGCGCGGCTCACCTGGCCCCATGCTTTGAAAAAGAATTGCAAGGCGGGTTACCAGCACTGCCAGCATGAAGTAGCCGACAATGAGGTTGCAGCTAACCACGAGCATGCCTGCCAAATCGGGCTGTCCGCCTACTGCGGCAACGTTGATGTTACTAAAGCCCAACGTCACCATAGTAGACGTGGCAAAAGCCAACATCAGCAAAAACCGTTCAGGAAACGGCACGTCTATAGGATTATTATTTAGCATCAGCATCTGCGGTAAGAACGTGTACAACAACGCAAAGAGCAAGATAAAAAAGATAAAAAATTTGATCACCCGCCCTGTGCTGTAGCCATAGTCAGAGACATACCAGAAAAACCGAACAGGAAAGAGGTAAAGCCATGCCAGCAGGGGAAACAGAATCTTACCCACCGTCTGTAAACCATTAATCTGGAAGACCCGCCGCAAGGGCTCCACCTGTTCCTCATATCTTTTCTTCCACGCAAACCGCCTGATGTTATATTCCATCCGCGCCCGCTTGTCTGGCTCAACCATAATGCTCCCAAGGGCGGTGCAGGAAAAATCACTGGCGTCATCTATGGTACAATCAAGAAATTTCGTGGAAGGGCTGAACTGAGCAAAGCGAAAATCCGCCCCCTCGCAATGCGCACACATAAAATCCGCCCCCTCGCAATGCGCACTCATAAAATCCGCCCCCTCGCAATGCGCACTCATAAAATCCGCCCCCTCGCAATCTGTATCTGCAAAATACGCATCCTTGCAATGTGCATGGCCAAACTTCGTACCCTTGCAATCTGCCTCTGAGAAATCCGCACTCTCGCAATCTGCACCGCTAAAAAATGCACTCTCGCAATTCGTCCCTAAAAAATTCGCCCCCTTGCAATGCGCCCATATAAAATTCGCCCCCTCGCAATGCGCCCCTATAAAATACGCCCCCTCGCAATGCGCCTCCCTAAAATAAGCTTCTTGAAAGTACGACTCTGGGAAATTGGCACCTTGCAGCCGAATCTCCACAGTTAGATTCGCTATCCGCCACTCGTTCCACTCCGTCATATCTTTTTTTTTACTACAACGGAGGAGCATGGCGTATTGTTCTATGTCGCAGAAGTGCCCCTGAATTGACGCATCAATATCGCTCATAATACATATCCAATGTTTTGCAGTGAGATGGAAAAAGCCAGTGACGTAATAGCCCAGTCTGTGCATACACAAGACAGGCAGAAGCGGAAAAGAGCTTCTGACACCAGATAGTAATTTTGAATGCGCCTGTAAGCAATAAGCCAACAAGCGCACTTTAAGCCTATCTCACCCCATGAACTCCCCCGCGAATTACCCCTCTGGCGTTAAAGCGCAAACAGGTATAGGGTAGGAAGTGAAATCCTACTTATACGCGGAGCGCCAAATGCAGCATGAGGAGCTTATTGACCCGATCACAGGCGAAGTGACCCAGATTCAAGGCGACGAATCAAGCCCGGCCTTTACGGAATGGGAACATGGCCTCGCCGTGCTGTGGAAGGGGTGCCTTGATATTTCCTTTGACTACCATTCCACAAAAAGCGGGCTGAAACCACGCGCCATAGTGCTGACGCGCGTTCTCTACGGGGGCAGCGGCGTCTACCTGGGGGGAGTGTACCCAGGTCAAAAGATGTTCAAGACCTTTCTGATTGACCGCATCAAGTCAGAGGTTCGCCATCCAGACGGCACTGGCAGCATCCCCGACTTTCTCAACACGCTGGGCGTTGACCTTGCCTCTCTGCCGCCGCTGGAAGACGCAGCGCCGCAAAAAGCCCAACCAAGTCGAGCCAAGAGGCGCGGGCCAGACATGAGCGAGATTTTGCTATCCGCCCTTGCGGTACAAGCCCATGACGTGCTGATAACTTTCAAGGATGCCAAACGCGGCCCGCTGACCGTGCAGGTAAAAAAATCTGTGGTTGCGGAGTCAGGTGAGCTGTTCCTTATAGGCGTTAATGCCGACAATCAAGAAACAGAGTGTTTTCCTCTTCTGGCAGTAGCAGGCAAGATTACTGCCAACGGCAAGAGCTGGCAGCGTAAAACTTTTGTGCGGGATGTTCTGGGCTATGAACTTGATTAACCTTCGACCTGCATCCCCTCAAGGCGACAATGCCCGTTAAGGTCTGGCGGAGCGTAAAAGGAAAGTTACAAAAGGAGTTTGAAAGCATATGACGGACAATTACAAATTGTTTAGAGACAATTTTTGTGACAAGTGCATGGAAGAATCAGAAAAAGAACCGGATAATTTTCAGCTGATATATAATGGCGAAAATGAAAACCCTTCATATCTTGGCTATAAATACTACTGCCCTCATTGCCATCGATTAAAGGATGACGGGAGTGATGCAAAGAAAGACCTTATTGAGAAAGACACTGCGCATAGTCTGCCAGAGTTTCTCGCAAAAATTGAGAAAGAACCTCACGTGGAATGGTTCAGGGGTGTTAGCAATACCAATTATCCATTAAAATCCGTAATTGGAAGATTGGATATTGGCGAAAAAATCAACACTGCTCTAAAAAAAGAATACCGCCTTTTTTCAGAGTTTAAGAGGTATATTTCGTACCTTGAAAATTCTTGTGAAAATGAAGACATTGCCTTCATTGGCCAACATTACAAATTGCCAACGAGGCTTTTGGATTGGACTTCAAGCCCCCTTGTTGCTCTGTATTTTGCAACTAAAAATAAAGAAAATGATGGAGCTGTTTATATCTTGGGGCAGGTGTCAGGGGCCCCCAAAGGCTTTACCTATGAAAGCATGCTGGCAGACGGTGCTCAAATAGAAAAAAGCGACACATACCTAGTAATACCTCGGGCGATGTCTTCAAGAATGATCACACAGTCAGGGGTTTTCACGATTCAAACAGACCCCTTCATCCCTCTTACAAAAGAAGTTAGGAAAAAAATTATAATCCCTCAAATTTGCAAGGAAAAAATTTTTGCGGATCTAGATCGTGTTGGAATTCATGATTTCTCCCTTTTCCCCGACAAAGAAGGGCTCGCCGGATGGCTTAGGGAAAAGTATTGGTTACGCTCCATGTATGATCCAATGGAAGATCTATTGTGGAGTAACCGTTGACCCTTGACTACAGACAAAGCCTCCCCTAATCTCTCCACACGGTGCTTCAAAACACCATCGCTGGCGGCTGGCCATTCCGTTATAAGTGGCTTTTTTTGCGCCCGTCGTGCATCCTGCGCACGGCAAGGGGCTTTCTTCGGAGTTACTCTCCGGGTGTGGACTAATAGAATACCCTTCGGGGAAATATGTCCGCCGTCCAGCGACGGTTTTGAGCACCCGGAGTTTTTGCGTCTTGTGAAAACTCCCATCAAAAAAATCGCTGGAGGCCTTATGTCTACCCCTTCCTTTCTCTCCCAACGGCTTTCCCTTGTTCAGGAACAGCAGCTTGAGCTGACCATGCTTGCCGAGCATGCCAAGCGCGGCACAGGCCAGCAGCGCCGCCTTGCCCTGCAATGCCTCTCACACCGTCAGGCCGAGCTTGCGGCAGATCTGGCCCGGATGGCACAGTTAGCGGCCCCGCGCGCGGTCAAACGCGCAGCGTTGCGCGGGCGGAGGGTTGCGGCATGAGCGGGGCATCATACCACAACGCCGCGGCACTTCGGGCCATGTCCATTCTTGAAACCGCCCTGCAAGACATGCAGGAAGAACTGCCCACGCAAATGGCCTTAGCGGCCCGTAGCCAGCAAGATGCCCTCGCCGCGCTGGCAGCGCAGCACAAGCAGCTTGCCTGGCTGGCAGATCAGGCGGCCCAGGCCCATGCCGCCACCGCCGCCCAATCGGGAGGAGAAAGCCATGACTGAGCCTACAGATCCTATTGTGGAATTGATGGATACCGCGCGCGCCCTGCGTGTGCTGGCTCTGGGCCTGAATGGCGAAGAAGGCGAAGGCACAGATTTGCCGCAGGGCGGCAAGCCGGGGCTGGCTTGCATATTGCGTCTGCTGGCGGATAATTTGGACAAAAACGCTCAAAGGTTAGACGAAGCCTAGCCGCAAAAATCAGCCGCCCCACCGTTGGCAGATGGTGGGGCGGCGTGAGGCATAGCATGAACGTACTCAAAAATTGCTGGAATGTTCTGCAAAAGTGCAGTCTGGTGCTTGGCCTGCCCGTGCTGCTGTTCCTTGGCTTGCGCAAACACAGGGACAACACAGGGGATTTTGCCTGCCATGCGGGGCTGGCCTTTGCGCTGATGGGCGCAATTCTTGGCCTGATCTGCTGGGGAGTGTACGAAGATACCGGCCTTGTCTGGCCTGGCGCTGTGGCCCTGGGCTTTATGCTAGTGTTCGGCTCGGCCCTGTTTCGGGTCAGGCCTGTGAAGCCGGAACCAGAGGCAAAAACAACTGTCGAACCTCGCGAACAGAACCACAATCCTTAAGCTTATCCGCTGCGCCCTGGGGCAGATCCAAAGCCGAGGGGCTTATGGTATGCCCCAGGGTAAGCTCTGCCGTAAAACTGTGGGCGCAGTCCACATTGCTGCACAGGCAGTAAAAAATGGTAAAACCCGGCGCAACGTCCCGGCGTTTCCTAATCAGAGCTGTGCTGCCGCAGCGGTCGCAATAGATACGCATCATCTTACCTCACAAAATACAGTGCAGATCTGCTCCTCATTTTATGGGCACTTATTCACGCCGCCGCAACCAATGTGCGCGGCTATTCTGCTTTCTCCGGCGCATCCTCAATAAATTTTACCTGCATACCTGCGGGCAAATGCTCGTTTAGCTCCAGCAATAGTTCCCGCACCGGGGCAACCTCGTTTTTGGCGTACACGGCATCTATCTTTGTTATGTCGCCAAAGCCCGCAGTGTTCTGAGGGATGATGCTTGCCATTGCTGGCGGTATGCGGTGCGCGGCGATAATGTCGTCGCGGCTGATGTTCTTGATCTTTTCCAAATCGTCCTTGGTGCTGAAGTCCCCCACCGGCAGGATCTGCACGTCCTTTTCCCGCCCATTGGGAATGTGCAAAAACATATTGCGAAAGTTGCCAATGCCCTTGCTGCCTTCAATGGCCTGGCGCAGTTTGTCGCGGTCGCTCGGGTCAAGCTGTTGCGAGGCAGAGTAAAAAATATAGCCCATGTGCGCGCCGTTTTTATAATACCGCCGCCGAAACAATGTGGCGTCCTCGTTCAGCAGCATGCTCTGGATCGCGCCCAGGTATGCGGGCATGCCGTACATAGTCTGCGACACGTCATAATTTTTTATGTGCAGCACGTCTCCAGCGGCAAAAACCTGTATCTGCCCCGTGCGGTCAAGCAAGCCGTAGGTGTCGGCTTCCTTCATGCGGCGCATGTTTATGGCGGGCAGGTGGGTCAGGCCCACTACCTCGCCGTACCAGTTGCGGCGCACCAGGGCGTAGGCATTGGCAAAGACGTTGTAGTCGGTTGTCATGCAGCGCATGGTCGCGCGTGAAAGCGCCGCACTGGGCGCAAAGCCCCGCATTATCACGTTGGTTTTAAATTCCAGCAGCGGGCCGTGGTAGGCATTGGCGCGCAGCAGCCGGGCAAGGCCGCGTTGGGGCACGGGCGTCTGATAGTATCGCCCGTTGTCGATCAGCCACACTCCCAGGTTGTCGTACAGTTCGCCAGCGAGGACGGGTTCGGGGTCGCCAAAACGACAGGCAAAGGCGGCGTTTTTGTCCTCGGCCTGCGTATTATTCCGCTTTTTCTTCATATTATTCCTTTCACCCCACTCTCTGGCGTGCGGTAAGTTTTGCTTTTTGGCCAGGCGGGCGAGCGTTCAATGCGGGGAGTGTAGGTGGCGCTACATGACCCGCAGGGGGCGCGAAGCCCAACGCCGCCAAAAACAAAAATCGCCGCACGCTAACTCATGGCAATTACGCACCCGCCGCCAGTGTCTTGCCGCGCCAACGGCTCCGCCGCCAGCGCATGCATGACGCTCCAGGCCTCGTCCGCGTGGCCCGTCTTTTCCGTGCGCCCGGCCGCATAGGTCATTTGTCCGCTGTTGGTGGTGGTGCGCTTGATCGTCATAAAGGCATGAGCCAGATCAATGTCGCCTGCGTCAAACTGAAAACGCCCCTGCTCCATCACTTCCAGAGCCTTGAGCACCATCTGCGCCTTGACCTGCGGGCTGTACACAATGGGCACGGTCATGGGTATGAACTGCTTCACCATCTCATACACGCCAATGCCCGGCCCAGTGGTGTCCACGCCGTAGTGTCCGTAGTTGTAACGGCGGCTCTGCTCGCGTATGCGCTCGCCCTGCCACAAGTAGCTCTTGTTCTGCCAGCGTTCCTTTTCCAGCAGGCGAATCACGCCGCCAGACACATCAGGCGGCAACAGGGTGGACGCGCTGGCGTTGTCCCCGGTGCGGGCAGGGTCATAACCGCCCCATACGTTGCGGTTGCCCACGGGCCGGGCCGCGTTACTGTCAATGTCCGTCCACTCGCCCGTGTCCACCATGCAGCGCTCAAGCAATGACAGGGCAAACACGCTCTGCGCATCATCAATAAAGCGGCAGCGAAAAAGCTGCTCAAAATCATCAGTGCTGTATTCAAGCTTGAGCTGGGCAAGGTCGAACAGGTCACAGCCCCCGGCCATCGCATCGTCCAGGGTAACGATCTGACGAAACCACGAATCCGGGCAGGCCGTGCCGGCGCGCAGGGCCGCATCGTCCGGCCAGGGCTTGCGCTTGGCAAAACGCTGCTGAAAGTCCTCACCGCTCCACAGGCTGAAGGCATCGTGCGTCAGGGCTGAAGGCGTGGAAAAGATGGTGCGCCGCCACTTCTTGTGCGCGGCCATGCCTGTGGCCACCTTGAACAGCTCGCGGAATTTTGTGATCCAGAAAAATTCGTCGATGTAAACGTGCCCGTGGTAGCTCTGGGCGCTCTTGCTGTTGTTGCTCAAAAAATACAGCGTGGACGGGCCGTGCGCCGTGTTCAGCACAATGGGGTTGCCCGTGAGGTTTATGTCAAATTCCTCGGCGGCAATGGCCGTTATGTATGAGCGGAACACCTCGCTCTGCGCCCGCGTGGCGGAAAGAAAAATCTGGTTGTCGCCAGTGAGCACGGCATCTTCCAGCGCCTCCTGGGCAAAATACCAGGTGGCCCCGATCTGGCGGCTCTTGAGGTAGGCGCGGTTGCGGTAAATCAGCTTCTGCGCCGCCCACTGCTGCTGATAGTCAAAATATCTCTTGTGCAGCCGCGCTTCAAAATCCGCCTTTGTCAGGCGGCTCACGTCATTCTTGACCTGTTTGCCCTTACGGGGCTTGCGCTCCCTGCCATGCTCGCCCCCCACCGCTGGCGCTGGCTCTGCTTCAGCAACTTCCCGCCCCACAGTCCGGGCAGCCGCCCGCAGTTTTTGCAGGCGCTCCAGTGTGCTCACCAGGGCGTCCACTTCCTTCAGCTCGCCGGGCGTCTTGTTGTCCCGCTCCAGCAAAATGGTCAGCCGCCTTTGCGCGGCCTGCTCCGGGGCCTCGTGCGCCAGCAGGTCGTCCCACTGCCCCTGCGAAATCCAAAAATACACCGTGCGGCGCGGCACGTTCAGGGCCTCGCTTATCTCTGTGGCGGAATAGCGCTTCAAGTACATGCCGCGCGCGGCGCCCTTGATTTCTTCCGGGTAGCTGCGGCGCGAGCTGGTGCTGTTTTCGTCATCCATGCCTGACGCATAGCAGATCACGCGGCGGGAATCCCGGCCCCTGTGTCCAGATTTGTCTAGTCTGGACAAGCACTTGTTGACCATCACCCCACGCGCGAGGGTATTCTTGCGGGCAGGAGAGTACCCCATGCCCGCACTCATTACCAAGTTTGTCAAAGTCGCCCAGTCCGGCCCGACTGTAGACGGCCGCAATATCGACCCGCAGTGGCTGCGCGACATGGCCGAAACCTACGACCCGGCCCTCTACCGCGCCAAAATCTGGCCCGATCACCTGCGCTGGGGCAACAACTACGGTTCTGTGGTGGCTCTCAAGTCAGAAGAAAAAGACGGCCTGGTCAGCCTCTATGCCAGCTTCGCCCCCAACGCCCAGTATCTGTTGAGCAACCAGTATGACCAGAAATTAAGTTTCAGCATTGAAGTGCTGGAAAATTTCGCGGGCACGGGCAAGTTCTACCTTGGCGGCCTGGGCGTTACAGACAGCCCCGCAAGCCTCGGCACAGACGAGCTGAAGTTCTCACGCCGCGCATCCTATAACGGGCAGAGCGCGCGCATTTTCGCGGGCGAACCCGTGGACGCCTCCTGCTTCAGCGCGGATCCCGCAAGCGACACCGCGGAAGCCCCCGGCTGGTTCATAACCTTTGTCAAAAAATTTCTCCCCAATGAGGAAAAACCAATGGATCAGAAGCAGTTCGACGCCATGAACAAACGTATTGAAGGGCTTGAAGGCCAGCTCGGCGAAATCAAAACCCTGGTGGAAGGCAAGTTTGCCGCTGCACCCGCAGCCACCACTGC